CCGAAATTACAAAGTACTTTAAGTGGATCAGTTAGCGCAACCATATCATCAACATCAAATAGACAACCACAAAACTTAGCTAAAGAAAGCTGGTCATAGTAGTCCATTTTAATAACAAGGCCCAATCTTTTAAAATCGGCAGCTGTTGGTGAAAGAGCACTAGCAAGAAATAAACCATCATCACCCTCAACAACTCCTTCAGGTTGTGGGGCTCCATTTTCATGGCTTAAGAAATACATGAACATAAGGTTAGAAAATCCATTACCCAGTGAAGTGTTCATTTCTCCACTCATTCTAGTTGCCTCAACAGACACACTAAAATGTTTATTCTCGGTCTGAAAACGACCGGCTATCTCAAAATTCATAAAATCCATAAATTCCTTATGGTTTGGCAAATTTTGAGTCATGTATTCGTACATGATAAACTCACAAGAACGCATTAAATCTGCAGTGAACAAAGATTCAAAAGCAGTATAATCAGTTGCAACATAAGAACCACCCATCCTAAATAACATATTTAATATATATGTTGACCTTTGAGCACATGGAATGTGCTTAACAAAAGCAGGATGGGCATAAACAATTTCTTCAATCTGTTTAAAAGTAGGGCCAGTTGCACACTTGAAAATATCATGTCGGCTATTAATGCCACGAACATGTTTATATGATCCGTAAGGTTCATCTTTCATAAATAGTTTACAGTTGCGATATTTCTTATTTTCAGAAAAATGGCCAACTTTCTTCCATTTATTTAGAAGTTCCGTACGACGTGCGTATGAGTAATGAGAATTTTTAAGCCAATTCTCAATGGAGATGTCACAATCATGTGGTAATGGTTGTAAGTTCTTTTGACACCATCTCAGAACAAAAGCAGCAAGACGATTAAGTATCCCTATCTCGGGATCTGGTGGTTTAAAAGCAAAGCGTTTATGGACGCCAGCGACCATGGTAAGGGGATGAGTGGGATCCCCGTGGGGTTGGGTTGCTCCAATTAAATGGCAACCTAATGAAGATTTAACAGGACGTCTCGTGTCTAGATCGACCCGCCTAATAGCTGAGAATCTATAACTTTCCTTGATTCCCAGTAAAGGTG